GCCGTCTCATCTAGGCCGCCATCCTTGGCGTAGCGCAGCATGGTTCTGCCGTAGCGATCAGCCTCGGCTTGAATCACGCGCACGAGATCGGCGATCTCATTTGGCGCATCCTTGAACGCTTCTTGCATGCGCATGAAGTTGACGTTCTTTGATGCCTCTAGCGCATCCACACCCATCTGAGCTTGAATAGCCTCCAGCTTTTCGCTGAAAGAGCCAGACTTCGACAGAATCTTGTTGAATTCGTCGTTACGGGTGGTAACCATGCGCACGTCGAAGACGGCCATTGCGTCGTCCATGTATTGCGGCGACACATCCATCAGCTCCATCATCTTGCGGAACAGAGAGCGACTGCCTTGGAAGTTGCCCATGATCGGCTGGATGCTTTGCACGATGTCGTGCGCAGTCAGGTTCACACGGTGAGCCTCAACAACGGCAGCCATGATCTCGCCCACGTCTTTGCCAGACGAACGGGCCAAGGTATACCAGCGGTTTACCTCCTGAGCGGCGCGAGACTCGTCCATGCCCATGCGGCTTAGGGCGGTCATGGCTTCTGCGCGTGCAACGCCAGCGTCGCCTGAGCGAGCCACGTCATCAAAGGCGTCAGAGATGGCCTTGCGGGAAGACATTCCTTCCTTCACATCGGGGCCGAACAAGCCAACCAGACGCTCAATCATTGAGTTCTGCTCAGCAGGGGTCGCCTTCTCAAAGCCAGTGCGGATCATGTCGCGGACTGAAGCGATCAGCGCCTCTTGTGATCCTGCGCTGGGGTCGGTCTTGACGCGCTCAATGGCGGCCATGAGCTTGGCCAGGTCTTCGGGAATCTGGGCCTGCTGCTTTTGCATGTCTTGAGCAAGCGCCTCGATCTCCTCTTTGCTGGACTTGCCAGTCTTGGACTGGATACCGTTTGCGTCAGCGGCGGGCGCAGGCGGCTCTCCGCCTGTCTTGGGCGCAGCATCGCCTGCTGCCATGAGGTCTTCGATGGACATTGCCCCATCAGGAGCATTCGCAGCGGGCTTGGTGTCAGCGACTCCTGTCTTGACATCGGTCGGGGTGGTGGCCGCTTTTGTTCCAGCCGTCCCTGCCGCCCCCTCCTGCGGGTTGAATGCGCCGCTCAGGAAGTCGTTGAGGTCAAGACTGGTGTTCTTGGCTGGAGCGCCAGCTGCCGCTGCTGCGGCAGGGTCAACAATGCTTCTAACCTGAGCGCCGTCTGGAGTGCCAGCTGGAACTGAAAGCGTGCCGTCAGGCAAGACAGTCACGTCAGCGCCAGGAGCGCCAGGAGCGCCACCAGCCAGTGGATCAGCGCCTGGTGTCTTGGCAGCGGCGGTCGCTGCTGGCGTGGCGGAAGGAGTTGCAGCTCCAGCTGCGGGCGCAGAGCCAGTGCCGCCCTGTGTCTTGGCTGCCTTCTGCGCCTCAATCGCGGCCAAGCGCTCATCGCCCAGGCGGGCGAGTTCTGCTGCGTAGTCGGCCGCAATCTTGTCGGCTGGCTCCGTGCTTTGCATGAGCTTGGTGTAGTAACGAGAAGCGGCATCTGCCCGACTTTGGTGGCTGATGGCATCAGCCTCATTGCCAGCCAATCGGGCTGCCTCCGCATCCTTGATGCGTGCCTGAATGTATTCAGGGGCGTCTTTGAGCAGGTTCAGATTCGCTCTGCTCTCGTTGAGCAAGTCCAGCTTAGGCTGAAGTTTGGGGTCGGCTGCCACCTCACCTGGACGCAGCGCGTTAGGAGGGGCGAATGAATCTGCCAGCTTGCTGATCTCGTCGTCGAGCTTGCCAGTGATGCCAGCAAGTTTCGCATTCGTTAATGAGATGTTGCTGTTTGTAAAGAGCGGGTTAATGGACGTGTAGTCCACGGTAGCTCCAGCGCCGCCAGCACCGCCAGGAGGGACTGGATTGTTGGGGTCATACTGGGAAAACTTCGGGCCGAGAGAGCCGCCAGTGTCGTAGATGCCCTCCATCCGATTGAACTTGCCGCGCTCGGTGGCAGCGCCATAGCCGCCAAGGCCGCCGCCGAAGAAGCCGCCAAGCACGCCACCCATAACGCCGCCTTCTGCGGCAGCGCCTAGACCACGGGAGATTGAGTATCCGTTTTGCTGGCCAAGCTCGATGTCGCGAGCTTGCAGTGCGGCGTCAGTGATAGTGCTGGCGGCAGCGTTGGCAATGCCTTCCTTGATCGCACCTTCCTTTGCCCCAGTCTTAATCCCTTGCCAAACGACATCTTTGCCGACTTCTTTGCCAGCCTGCACTAGGCCACGCACTACAGATTGGCCAGCTGCTTTTCCGTATGCACCGCCAATCAGGTTGACGGGATCGAGCAAGACAGATGGAAGAATGTTTCCAAAGAAATGCTTCGCGCCGCCATACTCAGGATCACCCATGAAGTCTGCCGTCTCATAAAGACGCAGCATGCGAGAGAACATCTTCGCCTGAGGATCGGTCATCCTGTTCGCGGCGATTGCGTCTTTGATGGCTCCGACGGTGTTCAAGTTGCCACGGGTCATGTCCGTGATGAAGTAGTCTTGAACCTCTTTGGTGTTGGCAAATTGCTTGCCGTGCAGCTGTCCATACAACTGCGCCATGTCATCAAGGACATCTGCTCTATTGAAAAGTGTGCGCCAATTCCCCTTGTTGATGTCTGTGCCCCAATCAACATTAGGTGTTGGATTGGTAGCGCCAGAGAGGGTGGTGGTAGATGCTGCGGGGAATAGCTCGTTGAGATTGACGGGCATTACGGTTCTCCAGTTTCCGAGTGGGCCAATACTCGGATTTTTCTGGAGAACCGCGTCTCAGTCGTCCCGCATGAACGACTTAGCGTGTAGCTTAATCGTTACTGAGCCGCACGACGACCTTGCGCAACGTCATAAATCCTCTGCGCTTGATCTGCTGGCAAGCTGCTGAAAAATTTATTTGACAGCAATTGTCTGGCTTGCGTTTCGGTAAGGTTGGGCATCAGCGCATCAACTGAGGCGAAGAAATTCACCCGCTCTTGCGCCAAGCGCTCTCTCATAATGTCTTGCTGCGACTTGCCCTGGCGCAACTGCGGATCGTTCGGGTTGACGCGCAGAGTTGTGTTCTGCCCAGGGAAGTTCGCTGGCAGCTGACCGTTTGGCAGCGCACCAGTAACAACTGGCGCAGATGGCGTGCCAGCTTGGGCTGGTTGGACTGCTTCGGCAGGCGCTCCAATAACGGTCTTGCGCTCTGGCTGAACCTTGTCCAAGTCTGCAAGCATGATGTCAAGAGCGGTGTTGAGCTTGCCAAGTTCTTGAGCATAAAGCGCATCACGTTGAGACGCATTGATCGGCTTGCCATTTGCGTCAAACAGAGCGAACTGGTTCCTGTGCTTGACCTGAACATCGTTTGCAATGGCACGCTTATCGTCTTCAATCTCAGCCCTCATCTTGGCGATGATTGCAGCACGCTTTGCCTCAGTGTCTGGCCCGCCAATCAGCAGAGACTTGATCTCATTGGTTGCCTGACCAACTCGCTGCTGGATAGTCTGGGCGCGCGTTCCAATAAACTTGGATGCCGACCAATCTGCTGGCAGCGCTCCGCCAGCCCTGTCTTGTGCAGCAATAGCCCGCTGGTCTCGATACATCTGATGAGTCGGATATGCCCTGGCGATCTCAGCCATCATCTCAGACGCAATTTGATCGCGTTGCACTCCAGTTGTAGCCTTCTCCATTTTTTCGTAATAGCGTTTTACGATGTCAATGGCCGCGCCAGATTGTTCTTTCGGAATATAAAAGCGTCCAGTAATCGTGCTGGCAATTTGCTTGAGGGACTCTGGAACTTCGTCAATCTTTGTCTTGCGAGCGACATCCGACGCAATTCTGGAATTGAAATAAACACCAGAGTCAGCAATTTCTTCTTTTGCTTGTGTGTCGGAGTTGGACATCACCGTGGCTCTTTGTGTTGCTCCTGCCGCATCAGCTTGCGACTTCACGATGTTGAACATGCGGTCAGACATTTCGATCATCGTTTTCTCGTCAACACCAGGAAGCCCAGCCTGTCTGATGGCAGTAATAATCATGCCCTTTGCGGCCGCATCTCCGCCAGGGGTTGTCATTGCCGCTGCAATCTTCCCCTTCATCTCTTCAGAGAACACGAGTTTTTCAGCAGACTGCATCCGCTCCCAGTTGTTCTTTTCTTTCAACGCCTTCCAATGATTGGACAAACGCTCGCGTAACGCTGGGTCTTTCTGGGCGTTAATCTTGTCCAGCATCACCTTGTCGGTGGTGTCGTTCACATACCAATTGCTGTCGAGCAAGTTCTTCATCTCGCCGACGATAGATGTGAATGCCGTATCACGACGGCCAGCTTGGATTTCAGGAATGCGGTGCGCATACTTGTTGAAGAGCGCTTGACCCTGAGGCCCAAGCTCTCCAAACTGTTTTGCAATGTCTTCTGTAGACGCGTCTGTCGGCATCTGATTGACAACGACGTCAAAGTTGTTGCGTTGGTTCGCCTCAGCCTGTAATGTGGCATTCCTACGGTTCAGCAGGTTGGTCATTGCAGCTTCGTTCTGCGAACGCAGTTGTTGCTCTAACAGCTGACCTCGCGGAAACTCTGCACGCAAGAATAGATCGTTACCACCCATCTGATAGATCATGTTGTTGACGTCCTCAGGCGTCAACTCTCTTCCATCCTTGGTGGCTTGATCCATCATCCGCGCAATAATGTTGCGCTTTTCCGCACGCGAAGTTTGCTCCGCCTGTGCGAAATTATTTAGCATTCCCAAGTCGCTCATACGATCTCCTTAAACCCAAGCCTTCGTGTTGTTTGTGGTTTTGTTCTTGTCAACATAATCCTGCAACGCCTTCAAGACATCGCTTTGACTAGACTGCAACGTGCTTCCAGATGAAGACAGATTGGAGGCATTGATGAGACCCATGTCGCGAGTAGCGCCAGCAAGTGATCCAGAATACGTTTTGGTCGTATCAGCAGCACCGCTAAGCAGCGCGTTGTCCAGCGTAATCGGAGTGGCCAAGACATCTTTGTAGTTCGACAACACTGAAGTGTTTGCGTCGTTGATACCCTTTGCCCGTGTGGAGAAGTAGTTGCTTGCATCAATCTTCGCTTGCTGTCGAGCCTTCGCCATTTGAGGGGCAAAGTTATTCGTCAGTTCACGTCGGCGATCTGCCCCCATCGTCCCTTCTTCAAAGCCAGGACTCTTGGTGAGATTTGCATAGGACGTGCTATTTGCTCTGTCGAACAAGCGCTCGACGTCGCCAACGTATGTGTTCTCCAGGTCTCTTGCCATGTTGTTCACATCGCGAGCGGAGTAAACGGCTGGATTCATCTGCGAGAAAGCGGTGCGATAGTCTCGATTCAGATTGTTGATCTGGTCAATCAGCCGCTGACGCATCTGATTTTTGAACGCCATGTCATCTCGCAAGCCCTGCGAGTTGACGTCCAAAAAGTCTTGATACGCAGCCTGCGCCAACTGGTTTTGTGCGGCAGCAGCGGACTGAGTGTTGGACAAGTCCCAGAGGTCATACAACGACCCAAGCGTGCTGCCCATCGAGCCACCAGAGAAGGTGTCTACAGCTTTGCCAATAAATGTTCCCCATGCCATGTGTGTTCTCCTTAGAAGTCATAGCCAGGAGTCTGGCCGTATGACTGACGAAATTGTCTGATTGCGGCAGCAAGTGCGCGAGGGTCTCCAGATACACCTGGCATAGCACCTCGTCTTTTCTCATCTTTCGGAGCATAGAACGAGGCGAACCCAGACTCCATTTCTGGAACTTGCGGTTGCTTCATCATTCTCTCCGCGTCAGCTGCACGCAAGGCGGGCAATGTCGCAACCTGCCCACTTGCCAATGGGTTGGTTATAGGTGCTGCCCCAGGAGCCGCTGCGGAATCTGCTGGGCCTGCCGCCGCAGATGTTGGCGCAACCGCTGGCGGCATTGCTACTTGCGATGTTCTCACTACACTTTCTCCCGTAGTTGGTGCTGCCGCAGGCGCTGCCGCAGGAGCCGCTGCTGGCGCTGCGGCTGGAGCAGGAGCTGCTGCAACTGGCGCGGCCGCTGGCGCTCTTGCTGATGCAGCCTGCGCAGAAGGAATAACCGCAGACAAAGCCTTGTCTAGGGCCGCCACTATAGGATTCTTCCTGTCTCCATCAGCCAACGCGAAAGCGCCTAGATCGCTCGTTCTGCGATTCCAGTTGTTTTTGTAGATGCCGTATTTCTTTGGGTCGGCAACGGTCAGATCATTCAAGAACTTGTGTCGCAGAGCAAGGTATTGTTGCGGGTCACCTTTGGACTCAGCCAAAATTCTCTTCGCTCTATCAGAACCACTCATCACGGCCGTGTCAAAAAACATCACGGCCAAGGCGGGGTTCTGCGCATACATCCTGTCAAGATTGTTTCTGTCCCAGAATTCTTTTCTGTAGATGTCAATTGCACCCTGCTTGGTCAATGACGCTACATCAACATTCGGGAAGCTGCCTTGATTGATGCCAAAGTTGGTGGGTGTTCCATTGGTATCAGCGCGGTTATACCCACCCTCTTTCAAGAGGGTGAATTGAACCGCCTTGTCAAAACCAGCTGATGCCATGTCACAAACCTTAGTAAGTAAACATCTGGCTTCCCCATCCAGATGTCTGAGTGTTGTTTGAAGTTCCAGAGTTGATACTGCTACCAAAAGGACGCTGATCGAAATACTGGTTTGTATAACCAGTCGTCGAGGCAATCCTTCTGCCCAAGCGGACATTCGGGTCATAGTTGCCTCCGATTTGTCCAAGCCCGTAGTCCGTGCCACTGTCTGTGCCAGCAACAGAAACGGTGTCGCCAGTATCAGCATTCAATACTGGCAGTGCTGCCAAGTCGCTGGTTGAGTTTGTGCCAGAAGACGTGCTTGTGTTGATTGTCGTAGTGCCAGCAGAGCGGGACTGTCTTGCAGCCATAGCTTGTTCAAGAGCTTTCTTCTGCTGATCTTCCATGTAGTTTTTGGCCATTACGCCACCAGCCACCATAGCGGCTGGGCTTGTGAGAACGCCTTTGATGGTTGCCCAATTCAAGCCAGCGTCTGCTGCGCCAGCGCCAGCGGCAGTCCCAGACGATAGTTGCCAAGCATCTCCAAAGGGCGTAGACACCATGTCATAGGTGGCTCCATTGGGCATGGTGATCGTGCCTGAGTCAGACATAACCCCGCCTTGGCTCATCAGGCTTTCAGACGTCACCATTTTTTGACTGTTCGAGCCTACTTGCGTGAGGTCTTCTACGTTACCGAACCCAGGGTCTGCCATTGTCCCAGCCTCAGTAGGCGCTCCAAGGCTACGAGTGCCTGAGCTGCCGCTTCCTGGCGCGACCTCAGAACCAACCTCAGTAGTCGTTTCGATTGGGGCGTTGCTTGCCTGTTCCAAGTATGACTTCGTGGAGTCCATCGCCCCTTCGCCAGTCACCTCAACAAGGCTCTCTTCTGGAACAAGCGTTTGAATTGCAGACTCGGAAATGCCTTCCTCAGCCAGACCAGTCGTAATGGTTTCGCTCATGTCAACGACCAAGGTTGGATCAATACCACTTTCGACAGCAGCTGTAACAATGTCTCCACTGGCGAGGACGCCATCCATTACGCTGAGCGACATGTCTGTCGCAGCAGCTGCTACCTCGGAGACAATAACGTCTGTTACCACTTCTCCAACGACAACGTCAGCGACTACGGTTTCGACCGCGCTTTCCACAATGGCGTCGATGATGATCTCAGTCGCCACCTCTTCCATGAAGATTTCCGCCAAGATAATTTCTGGGCCACCACACATATCAAATCTCCTTTTTCGTTACGGCCCCGACAGTGTCAAAGCCCAATCGATTGAAAAACTTCACCGTCGCATCCGTCTTGGCTCCGATGGTCGTTCCAAGCCACGCTGTCTTGGCTCCATTGTCCCGCGCCCATGACACATAGTCGTCCACCAAAACCTTGGCAGCCTTGACTCCACGCAGGTCTTGAGAGACAAAGAGCGCCAAGTCTTTGCCTGACACTTCCGTGTCATACCAGTTTGGCGAAAGCAAAGACAGCATGAATCCAGCTGGCTGCTCGCCCTCATACACAAACACGCCACGCGACATCGGCAGCATGCACGTTTTGTAGATGCGCTCCCAGTCTATTTTCACGCTCGCGTAGTGCGGAGCTTCTGAAAAGAAACTCAAACCGAGAGACTTTGCAGCCTCTCGGTGTTCTTGGGAGTTGTCGAATTCGACGACTTTCATTACGCGCTCACCTCAACCAGCAAGCACCACTCAAGGTTGGTTGCTGCTGCATTGCTGGAGACCACCAATTCAATGCGCTTGGAGACGTTGCGAGCATCAATCTCCACGAACGAGTTGTTCGTAAACAACGATTGCGTTTGAGTAGTGCCAGCTGAATAAGTGCCAAGCGCTGACTGAGTTGTGCCGTCAACGGCAACCTGCACGCTACATGTGCCAGCACTTGTCTTGAGAGCAATACCGTAAATGCGGTAGATCACACCATAGATACGAGCAGCGTAGTAGCTCTGGTTTGCCAGCGCCCCAGACTGATAGCCAAAGATGGCATCACGCAGGGTAATGCTCGGCAGCTGCGCAGATGGCATCTTGCCAGTCGAGTCGAGCGATGCAACGCCGTTTGCAACACCGCGAGATGTCAGCGGGATAAGGCCAGATAGGTCAACAGTTCCATACTCCAAAGCCGTGCCAGTGCCGTTGACTTTCAAGACACGACCAGCTTGCGTGGTCGTGAAGTTGGGAACGATGGCGTCTGGGTTTGCAGCGAACCATTGGGTTCCGTCGTAGAACTTCAGAATAGCCGTTGTGCCAGATGCTCCGCTGGTGTCAATCCACAACTTCTTGTAGGTTGGATTCGCGGGAGCAGAAGACCCAAGGAACACTTGACCGCCGTCTGCAATGAAATTGGCCAAGCCGACAACCTTGTTTTGCGTGATCTCATCGTTGGCGACAAGAATCTTCGACCACAAAATCTTTCCAGCATTGTTGGTGTATTCGTCCTCAAGCATGAGGCCGCCAACGCTTTTGAGCTGGGTGTTCTCAACAGTCATAATCGTGATCTTGTCGTTCACGTTCATGGACAAGTTGAAGATCACCTGACCAGTGACTGTCGAGGTGGTGTAGTCATAGAGTGCGCCTTCGCGCTGCACCAAGCCGTTGCGGAAAACAAGCAGCTTTTCTTCAGCAGTATGAGAAAACGGGAACACCGACTGGTTCGATGTTGCCGATTGATCGCTGCGTCGGAAGTTGGCAACCGTTGTAGTGCGAAGACTGTAGATGGTGATCTTCTCGTTAGCAGTTGCTGCCGAGGCAAGAGTCACGGTGTTAGTTGACGGACTGGTCGTATAAGCCGTAGTTGCCTGCAAAGCGCCGCCACGGTAAACAACAACAGTGTCCGTGCTTGCATCGAAGTTGTATGTGAAGGCAGTTTGGCCAGCAGTTGCAACGTAATCAATGCGGTTGTAGAAGAACGGGCCAATCAGCTGGCCGACGTTTTGCCCACCTGGGCCACGCAGTGCGTTAATGTCTGCGAGCGTTTGCCACCCCTCTTCAGCTTTCTCGTAGTTACCCACGCGAACCTGCAAGCCAGCAGAGTTGTCAACGCGGAACTCAATCGGCCCGTCCCAAACCCCGCTGGAATCAAAGAGTTGCGATAGGAGTTCAGCGATGGTTTTGTCGCCAAGCTCCGCTGTGTTTAAGTAGCGAATGACACTTTCAAACTCGTCATTGATACGAGAGTTGGTCGTGTAATTCGACGGATTCATTTGGCGAAGTCTTGCCATGATTAGGTTCCTTTCCTCACTTGCACTGCAAAACCAATAATTTTGAGAAGGCCAACTCCGTTGGTTTTGAAACGGAACTGCACCCCGCGATAGATGTGTTCAAACTTCCTGTCGTATTGAGCTACCAGTGGCACATCAGAGAAAGTGCCATCTGTTACTTCAGGTTCGATGTCAAACGTCATGTCGGAAAGCGCTCTGCCCTCCTCATCAAAAGCCTCAACAGTGATCGTTCCCTTGCCTGTAGCCTGCAAGATGAAAGAGACGCTTTGCTTTTGCTCTGTCATTTGACCTTGCCAAAGGATTGGCGTTACCACCACCATCTCTGGAGCAAGTTCCAATTCGTCTTCAATGTTCCGCTGCGTGTAGAGTCCGCCAGGAGTGCCAAGCACTGTGACGCCTCCCAACGAAGCCCCGCATCTACTGTTGAGGAAGTTGCCAACAGAAAACTTGGACGGCTCATCTTGAACTGGAGACACGGTCATCGTCAGTCTCGTGGTCACATAGTCTGTCTGCGGGAAATACAAGTTGTATTGCCCGTTGTCCACGTCATAGAACGCGCTGATCTCTTCTGGGTTCGGACAGTTCTTGACGAGACTGCGATACAGCAAATCGATCTTCGATGAAAGCGGCACGTTGATGATCTGGAGGCCGTTGCTGCTACGGCGCAACGAGTAGATACCGTTACGAGCAGCAAAGATTGTGTCTTGCCCAGCGCGAGTAATCGCATTGTGCGATACCACACCGACCTCGACGTGCGATTTGTCGTCAAGCGTCCAGCGCGTGTAGTCAGCGTCAAGCGAATAGACCCATGCGCGGTCATTTGTGAACACAACAAACTTGAAGTTCTCAAACGTGGCCAGACCTTTGATCTGGTCAGCAGTTCCGATGTAGTTCTTCAGATCGATGTAAACAGCTTTCGTCACCTCGGTTGACGTTGTGCTTTCGTCTTCTGGCCAAATGTTGAAGTTGTCCACACGGGAGAACAGCACTTGAGTTTCGCGGCCAGGGATACCAGCAACGGCTAGGCGTCGGTTCGTAGTGACTGCGTATGCTGGTTTGGGCGCATTCACGGTGTCGATTGCGTCCCATGCGTAACCATCAAACGCATACATGTTGTAGCCAGCTGTCGCCACGACAGTCTTCAAGTTGAACTGAGTTGAAGTGATGACGGCGTTACGGGGGTAAACGTCTTGCACGTTGATGTTGGTGTCGCTGCACAACGATGTGCCACCCTCATCTCGGCGCGCAAACACGGTTTTGTTTCTGCCAAAGAACGTGACGTGGCTCACGACGCCTTCAGATATTTCTCGGCGTTCTGCTGATGGATCACGATTGATGACTCCACGCCAATCGCAGAAACCATTCTTCACGCTCACAAGGTGCAAGTTGTCGCCAGTGTCCATCGCCGCAGGGTCGCGTGATGAATCAATCCCCTGGAAATGCTGGTAGGGGAAGATTTTGGCGTTGATGCCCTTGGGGCTATAAATACTCATTCGATGCCACTCCTGTATCGTGCAGCCACGACGGCAGCGGCGCGGCGCTCTGTGCGAGCGTCGTAATCGTTCTCGCCATCAAACTTGTTGATGATTGGGCGTGCGTTGCCAAACTGACGGTCATACAAGGTGGTGTTCATAATCTTGTAGTAGTTCGGCCCGTATGTCTTGGCCTTCTCGCTGGACTGTTGAATCGCATACTTGAACATCAAGCCAGTCACCATCAACAGATCAGGAATGGGACGAGTCTCTTCCTGGTGCGTGTAGTAATCGATTTGATCGCCCGTAAACAGAGGATGCGTGCGAACCTCTTCGACCACTTCGTTTGCGAAATCGATGAACATCGAGTAGGTAGCACCATCAATCGTGCCAGGGTTGAAATCACCATAACGGCGTAAGGCTCGCGTCATCAACGACTGAAGCGAGCCGTATGGGGTCTCTTTGTTCGGTGTTAGCCCGCTTCGTTCGGCCATATCAAGCCTCCACTACTTTTCCGCTGATGATTAGATCGTGCGCTTTGAAACGATCAACCAAGTGAGACGGAACCTCAAACGTCACAATGCCATTGTTCGGATCGCGTGCGCCGTCAACATACTCGCCAGCCACAAGGACTTGGAACGAATACGGCTGAGATTCAACAGTTTTGAACGTGGCATCTTTCTTAGATGCTCGCTTCTTCTCTGCTGGCTTTGCCTCTTCAACAACGGCAGGTTCTTGCACCTGCTCCACGGATTCAACTTTGGTCTCTTCTGACATATCGGTTCCTTAATAAGTAAAAGGGGCCAACCTGGCTGATGGCCTGGTTGACCCCCGAATGACCACCTATCGATTACTCGACAAGTGCCCAGTTCTTGATGATGCTATGCACCTTGCTCTGAGTCATTTCCAAACCACACTCGGTGATGTAGTAATGAACTGAGCCGTCCACATCGGGAGCCTGCACGTCACGCTTCAGATTGGTATCGCGACCTTTCATGTAGCGGTAGTTCAGGTAAGGCAGGTCGAGAATAATCATCGAACTCTCCATACCAGCGATCTGACGGAACATCGGATGCAGATGCACCAACAGGTCACCAGCGAAGGTGGAGTAGCGAGTCATGCTCACGCCATAAGAACCTTGAACAGCGGTGGGCTGCCAGCGGTTCTTGCCAATCTGCTGGAGGTGCGCAATCACTTTTGCACCGCAGAAGGCAACCTTCTCTTTCGAGCCATACGCGAACAGAGTTTCGATCAGGGTGCGATCAAACTCTTTCTCGGTGAACTTGCCAGCGGTTGCGCCAGCAGTCGAGGCATCGATAGTGGTAGCGGCAGAGATTTGCGACAACAGACCGCCAGTGTAGCGAGTTGGTTGTGCAGTGTTGCCGTTGACTTCAGCACGCTTGCCGAAGAACATCGAACGCTCAATGTCGCTCATGTGGAGCTTGAGAGCCTTGGTCAGCATCTCTTGCTCTTTAGAGCCAGTGCGCAGATAGGTGTTCTTCAAGGTGTTGGTGATGCTCACGCTGGTCTTGAAGATTTGCGTGTAGTTGTAATCCATAGTGGGATCAAACGACACGGCAGCGGGAGCGCCAGAACCCTCTTGTGCAGCGAAGCCAGCAACAGCGAGCGTGTCGCCTGCAACCATTGCAACACCAGAGCCGCCAATACCGCGAGTAACGGTAATGGTGTTCGTGCCAGTGTTGACAGCAGAAGCAGTCATCAGTTCGCCAGTGCGGACGTTGACAAGGGTAGTGCCAGCCACGATGAACGGCAATACGCCAGCGGTCGCGGAAGTCACAACGATGCTGGTATCAGACGTGGTCTGAGTAGCGTTCGTTTTGACGTAGCGGTCAGGCATCTCGTCGCGGAAGTGGTTGAACTTGGGGTCATCAGTCTCGCTGGAGCCAGCCATCGAGAGCAATGCGTTCAGGGGTGCGGTTCCGTTCGGCTCAAGGAGCGTGAACAGTTCGCGATAGTTGGTCGGGCGGAAGTCAGTGGTGAACTCGCCCGAACCACGAAGACCAGTAATAGCGGCCATGATTTTCTCCAAAAAAAGTTCGGTTCAAAAAAAAGTTCTTTTGCCCTGTGAGCAAACTGGCTCGTGGACGTTTAGGCGACTTCCCTGGCGATGCTATGTAAGCGCGACATGCGGGCTTGCATGGCCTGTCTTGTTGCCATGACCCAAATTCTGTAGTTGTCTTGCGTTCATTTCGTCCTTCAAGACAGCAAAAAAAGCCCACCTTGCGGGTGGGCTTCAAGCTCCAAAGGAGACAGGCTGCTGCAAATTTATGCGGAGCGGAACTTGTTCTGCATGGCGTTGTTAATCATCCCGTCCATGAACGCCTGATCTGGATTCACGCCAGGAGGAGTTCCGCCAGCGGAAGGAGACCCTTCCACGGAACCAGTCACGGCTGAGCGACGTTGCGCGATAGAGCGAAGGCGATCCATTTCTGGACTGTTCATGTTGTTCTTGAAGTCGGTCGCCACCATCATCGTCAGCTGAGGATCGATGAAATCCTCAATGGTGTAACCACGCTGCATGGCGAACTGCATGAAGTCGTTTTCTGCCTCATCGGGCAAGCCAAGCTGGCGCTGAGCCGTTTGCAAATTGTTGCCAATCTGCTGCTTGATGGCGCTGACTTGACCAGCCTGCGCCTGACTGGCCATAGCCGAGGAGGCGTCAACCACCCCGCCAGTAGCCTGAAGCAGCTTGTTAATCATTTGGTTCTGCTGGGCGATCATGTTCTTCATCGCCTGGATTTCTCCAGCTGCCTGCTTGTATCCAGGCGGCAAGCTGACCTGATTGTCTTTCTCCCACTGAGCCATCTCGCCATCAATGTTGCCGCCGAGCTTGGCTCCTTGCGGCTGGCTTTGGTTGCCCATCGTCGGGTTTTTGGCATACGCCTTGGCCGCCACCTCAAGGAACTGCGCAACGTCTTTGGCGTTGACCTTGTCGTTGCCAGCTTCTTTTGCGTCAGCAATGATCTTGTTCACAAAGTCCAGCACTGGCTTCATGGGCGCTACTTCGGTTTGATGCTGGTAGTTCAGCTTGGAGTAGCGGTCAAAGGTTGATCTGATTTGCTGGGGCGTGAGGTCGCGCATTTCGCCATCAAATTCAACCTGGAACGTGACGGCCGACTGGCCATCAGCCACACCCTCGTCGCGAGGAGCCAGGGCGGCGGACGCCTTTTCAGCGTCAGTCGGGACAATCTTGTCGGGAGCCACTTTCGCGGCCTGCTGATTGCCTTGTGGTGCTGCGCCTTGCGGTGCGGGGGCTGCCCCTTGCTGGGCCGCTCCACCTAGTTTGTCGGCAACAGCTTGCTGAACCTTGTCAGCAATCTGCTGTTTGGCATCACCCAGTTTTTGGGCGGCCAGTTGGTTAATCATGTCATCCATACGTTACTCCTTTTCAGCCGTAGCGGAAGTTTGGGGGGCGGCATTTCTGACGCTCTCCATTGCCCTCTCCATAGTCAACTCAGACTCAAGTCGGGCAATTAGGTTGGCAGGCAGTTCTACAGTTCGTCGCGCTGCCCACATCGCGCCACGCTGGAATTCGACCTCATACTGGTCGATCTTTCTTTTCTCTGCCAGCGAGAACGCTGCCAGAACAATTTCGTTTTTCATCACCTCGGCCATGTGTTGCCAGCCTGGGTGATTGGCAAGTTCCTTCAGCTGTTTAAGGCGCTCGGCCTTTTGAGCTAAGTTTTCCATCAATGCACCTTCATGGCTACCGCCAAAAGCGTTGCAATGATGAATGCTGCCGTGCCTATCAAAATCTGCTCAAGCCTTTTCAAGCGAGCGCAAATCATGTCGTATCGCAACGCACAGAGTTCCTCGTGACTGCTCAGCCTGCTGTCAACGTGTTTAGCTTCAATCTCATCCTTCGCGGCCATTCCTATGCTCCACAAGACTCTTGTTTCAACATAACGACTTTGGGTCTCTTCTTCATCCATGCTGCCTTACCCTGGTTGTGCATGATCGACGGATCGATGACTGAGACCTCTGTGCTGGATTCAAAACGAATTCCAGCTGGATTTTTAACCTTGACCAACACCATGTTGGTCGAGTGAAACAAACCAATGGCCAACAAGGCAAGGTTGTAAGCAAAGCTGTTGTCACATGCCTTCTCCCAAAGAGCGTCCTCAAGGAACATGCACGCCCCCTGGCACAGCTGTAAGACTGGGCACTGCGGGCACTCCTTGCGGGTTGACCAGTGATGAACAGTATTGACTGACACGGCGTCCAAGTCGTCCATATTTCCCAACTTGTGGCGGGTCTCGCTGCTGGTGTTCTGGCATGTCAAGACATTGCCGCCCATGTCTACGGCCACGTTGTCTTGGCGATCCATCCCGCACTTCTGTCCCAAGACATAGCTGGGCCTATGGTTGGTCACACTGGTGAGGAAGTCCTTGATTTTTCCTGCCAGAGACGGCATGGCGACACCCGTGATGCCCTCATAAAAGACCGTGTGCATCAGCATTGCGGCGTCCATCTCGTCTTGAAGACCGACGGAAACGGCGTTGTCGTCGTAGGCCAACAGGATTTCTTCCGTGGTCACGGGCACATCCTCTGGGGCCACGCCGAGATGATGGCCGATGTATTCCTTGACCTCCTTGATGGAGTAATGGCGACCAGTCAAGACACAGTTGAAGCCAATCTTCCCGCTTGGGTGCAGCTGATCGTAGGCGTATTTGACCCACGGCAGGATGTCTTTGTCTTTGAGCGGGTCTTGGCCTCGGTTCTCTTCGTAGCCAGGGCCGTCATGGCTGATGCCGACCTGAAACCCAAGCGAGACAAGCCAGTCCACCTTGTCTTTGTCGAACAGGCTGGCGTTGGTGATGATGTTGAACTCAGCCTTTGGGTAGGCTGCACGCACCTTCTCGGCCAGAGGCTTGAGGGTTTTCCAGTAGACAAACGGCTCGCCGCCCCAGAATTCGATGCGCTTGCCTTCGCCGTCGCCAAGGTTGAACCACGTCTGAAACTTGTCAAAGAACGCGTCAACCTCCTTGGGGCTGCCATCGTAATCGTGCGGCTGCGCAGCCTGGTTGCAATAGGAGCAAGCGTAGTTGCACTTGAGGCCAAGCTGGATTTTGATGACCTTCGCATCACGCGACTTCTTCCCAGGCATGTCTGGCGACACGATGGTGGCAGCCTCCCAATTCATGTCTTGAGCAAACCTGAACTGATTCACTTGGAACTTCTCACCGTCGTCCCAATACATCTCGTTGAAGTGAGGCTCGTAATGAATGTGGCGGACTTGGCCTTCAGGGCCGACAAGTTCTAGTTCATACATAGTGTGTGGTGTAGAGAGTTTGGGAATCGTCACGCTGGCCAACAAACGAAGGTTGGCGGGCGCTACGGACAAATGGCAAATCGCCAAAGGCCATTCTATGTTCGTGCATCACGATGAATTCGCATGAAATCATCACGCGCTCACCGCCAGAAAAGAATGTTTCACTCTCATGCCACACAGTAGCTGGGTGGCAATGCCACATCCCAGTTTCTGTTTGCAGTCGTTTGCTCTTGTTGTTGAACGGATATTGCTGCGCTGGGCGCGGGTCGATCACAACAAAGCGGCCAGCCTCGTTGGTCTTGAAGTCTGGTTTCGCGCCGTCACCCATGTCAGCATAAAACGTGGAAACGAAATCGCAGCCGTGGTGGTAGTGCGGCCTGATACGCTGTCCGTAGTGATAGATGTTGGCAAACGCCCGCACCTTGACTGGCGTGTCCCAAATGAATGGGTCTTGGAATCCGCACCAAACATAGTCGCGGAATCTGGCGGCCACGATGTCTCTGAACTTGCACATAGTTTGATCCTCATTGAAGAGATCAAACATGTTGTAGTAGCCATTGCGCTCGTAGAAGTGGCCAGTTGGCGAGTGCAGCTTCTCAGCTTCTCTTGCCAACTCGCACAGTCGCGTTAGCTCTTCCTGGCTCAAGTCCAGGCGCTCAGACCACATTGGGGTCTCCCAATTGTGGGTCAAACACTCGTAAACGCTTTGCATCACGATACCGTGAAGTTTGCGTCTGCAAGACCAGTCATCAGTCGGAATCCGACTTTGACCTTGAATTGATCTCCAGTTTCTAAGCCAAGCGCCTTGACCTTGAACGACCCAGCGCCGTTTGTGATCGCCACGCGAGTCAACGGCAGGTATCCGCCAGTTGCCTCAAGGAACAGCTCACAATCTCTTGTCAACACTTCGTCCGTCTCAATGTTCACCACATTGACGGTGACGGTCGCAGTGCCGTCTGGGGCGATGGTCGCAGGATGTTGCACAGTCACACCAGGTAACAGAATAGGCTCAACCAAGCAGGTGTAGTCAAGCGGCTCCCAGTCGGACAGATTGCTCGTGAAGCCAAGCATGGCGCTATGGCGCAGAACAATCGAGCATTTGGTGAAGTCGTCGCCAGCAAAAGGCTTGAACACGGTGACAATGGGTTGACCGTCCATGATGCTTGATGCGCGATATGAGATCGCCTTGCGGTTCATGTTCTCGACAGTCACGGTCATGGACGGGCGAGGATAGCCGTCGCGATCCATACCAATGACATAGATCAGGCAGTCACCGACTTCCCATCCGCCTTTGTTGGTGCGCTGTTGGTCGAATGTTCGATTCAAGAAAATGCGCGACGCGCCAATCTTTGCAAACACCTTCCCAGCGTGTTGAGGTGCAAGCGTGCCACCATCAACAATCAAGCGCTCACGGTCATAGCGCTCGATGTCGTGGGCATACATCGAAGTGTTGGTGTAGCCAGGGTTATCTTGAACTTCAATGTCTGGGTTGTTGAACGCTTTGTTCAACGTCATCTCTCCAACCCACACACCATCAGACTCTAGGCGGCAGCGCTCATAAGAGTGGACGGTAATGACTTCTGGTTGAACGTCGAGATGGTAGAAGATTGGATACTTCTCTCTCGGCATTGCATAGTGTTTGACGGGCATTTGGGCCATTACTCGGCTCCTTTCTCAGTCATCGACTCCAAGACAACGCCGTTTGCGTGCCATGTCTTGTTGCCTCCAACATCAACCGTGTAGAGCGTCTCTTTGCCAGTCATCACAGAGTCGATGAAGAACACGCGAGTCATTCGTCCATCGATCAAGATGGAGTCGCCGACATTAAGTTGTGCAAGACCTTCAACAGCTACGCTCGGCTCCTTGCCAGTGCGTTCTTTGTATTTCTCAGCAAACGCTTTGTAGCCATCAAGACTCACGGCCACCCAATTCTTGCCGTTGTAAACGAGGTGTTCGCCAGTAACTCTGATTTGATTGTTGATGGTGTAGGTGACTTCATGTTCGCCAACATGGCACTCAACAACTCGAAGAATCTTGTTCTTCTTGTCATCAAGGCCAAGGACTACGTCGCCAGCTTTCAAGTCTTGAACATTGGATAGCGTTCCGTCACCGAGCTTGACTTTTGTTCCTTCAGGAACAGAGCATGTGCAATTACAAGCGCAGTTACAGTTGCAATTCGTGTAGCAGTTCCATGATCCGCAGTTGCAGTTGCGCAAAGTGCGCTGATAGCGGTCAACCCCGTCACGCGTTTCGATCAAGCTGTATGAGCTGTAGATGTATGACTGAGGCCAACCGAACGTGCAGTTGCCATACGATGCGCCAGACGCCCAGCTATACAAGTTGTTAGAACAGTTAGCGTTGCCAGCACCTTGCTGGCAATTGCCTCCAGGAACTCCACTGATGCCCCAAGTCCACCAGTTTCCATTGGGCATGTCCCAAAACACGTTGCCAGCGCAGTTGCCGTTTGGGATCGAGCCAGTGCAGTTTGCAACACGCACATCTTCATAGGTTGCGCGACGAGGACGGTTTCCCTGCTCCAACTCGTCCGCAACCCGAAACCCAAGACTGTCTTGGATTACAGGGTTACGAATGATTGTCATCTATGACTCCTTACTCGTAGCTTGCGCCAAACAACGTGACTTCGATTTGGTTGCCATCAGTCAAGCCACCACTCAATGCGCCGATCAGCACATCGCCAGCACCCAAAGTGATGTAGCGTCCAGGCGCTGCATCAAGAGCTGGCATCAAATCGTTGCGCAAGAAGTGAGTTGCTTGGTTGCTGCTGTTGATACCAGCGTTCGAGGGGACTTGCGGAGCGAACAGCTTGTAGCATTCGTAAATGATCGTGCCGTCAGGCAGCGTGTCGTTGGCGGTGAAGTTGCCAGTTGTCAGCAACTGACTGCCAGTCGCATTGTAAGAAGCGATGTTGTAGAAAGCTCCGTTACCCAAGGCGGCGGGAGAGTTGGAGCCAACAGCTGCAAGGCGCTTGATTGGGTATGCAATTAACAGGCGTGCTTTTGCTGGTTTGTCGGCAGTGCGCCAGTCGCCAACTGTGCGTTGCAGCGTGTTGCCAGACAGGGTCACAGTGCCATAAGTTGCGGCAGCAGTAGTCCAGATGGGTTTGCCAATGTATAGGTGCATGTCAAACGTGGCGGCTTGGTTGTTCGACACGTTGATTTGGTGGAAGCGCACGCCAGGAGAGTTGGCCGCAACCTGATACATGATGCGAGGGTTCGTGCCATCGACGTTTTGGAATTGGAAGCCAGCGGTGATGAGCTTTGAGTAGAAATTGGGTGTTTGTGCCATGATTAGTATCCTTGTTGAATGAGCAGCATCGCGTTACCCTTGGTGTCAACAACCGTGGGGTCTAGCTGTGATTTGACTGGGGCTTGGTTGTCTGCCGTCGCAGGTTGCTGCGCAGCAATCTTTGCATTGATGGTCACGACGCCGTTGTTGACGTCAACCAGCCCTGCAAATTCCGAGAGTTCTTTGGCTTTACTCATAATTCACCTTTCAATGCGCAATCAGGACAACTTCGTCGCCCGAATTGAGTCCTGGGGACGGGAATACCACATTGGAACCTGACGTTGCGGTGTAGTCGTCCTGATCCAGTAACACTCCGTTCACGTTTACGTTGAGTCTCCCAGCTGTGTAAGTGCAGGCAAATGTCGTCTGGCCAGCGGTGGCGACGATCTTGGTTCTGCTGTAGGTCGGAGCGTAGGTCGTGAACAGCTGCCACCCAGTGCTGGTGTATGCGTAGAGCTTATCTTGCCCAGTGTGGAAGAAGACCTGGCCAATGACTGGCGAAGCTGGGAACGATGTCCCGCGATTGATCCTGGTGAGGAGGTCGTTGTATGTCGAGACGACAGTTGCCTCCTTTGCCACTACGTTTGCGTTCGAGTTGCTGGCCGAGTTGGCCATTGCCGACGCCGTGTTGGCAGAGTTGGATGCGCTGGTCTCGCTGGCCGCTGCACTTGTTGCACTTGCGATTGCCTGATCCCTGTATTGACGAATCAACTGCTCATCTGACAGAGCAAGCGGCTGGAAGACGGTGATGCCAATCTCGTCCCCAGCGGTCAGGCCGTTGTTGAACGTGATCGCGTTTGTGCCAGCCGTGAAGTCTTGCGTCAGCAAGTTCTCGATACCGTTGACCGAAACCGTCAGCATGGATGCCGAACTGAAATCCAGCGTCTGGCCGTAGGAGTCAACCCCAGAGAAGGCAGTCTGTCCCGCAGTCGCTACATAGCGGAAGCGCTTGATAAACCCTTTGTTGTAGGAGGCCGCTTCCTTCCACTCAGTCGGGGTGCGGATGTAAAGAGTCTGCGCCGCGCTGTTATACCAAAGCATGCCAGTCTGGGGACTGGCTGGCGCTGTAGCGGACGACACAAACGAGTTCTGAAGCGCGGTCAGGGCGTTGTTGGCATTGGTGTTCGCGGTGTTGGCTGCGGTCATCGCCGCAGATGCCGACGAAGCGCTCGATGTTGCGCTCGCCGCGCTCGCACTTGCCGACGTTGCCGCCGACGTTGCGGTCGTTGCCGCCGCGACAGCGGTGTCGCGGGCGTTGTAAATCTGAGTCTCTTCTGTAAGACCAAGCGGGCTGAACGACCAGACCTGCAATTGGTCTCCAGCGGAGGCCGCCTCTACCAATGTGATGGCGTTTGACGCGGCGGTGTAGTCCACGCCAAGCATGATCTGGCTTCCGTTGAGGAACACCTGAACCATGCCCTGACTGTTGAAAGACAGTGTCTTGGCGTTGTCGTCTGCCCCACTGAAGGTGGTTTGGCCAGAGGTCGCAGTGTATTTGTGGACGTTGATGAAGCCCTTGTTGTAGCTCGCGGCCTCCTTCCACTCGGTTCCAGCACGCAGGTAGAGCGTGCCAGTCGTGGTGTCGTGCCACAACATCCCGTTGGTCGGGCTGGACGGGGCTGACGCTTGGCTTACAAAGCGACCGTTGAATGTGGATAAGCTGCCAGCGGCGCTGGTGGCGCTGCCAGCGGCAGCAGTGGCTGAACTGGCGGCAGAACTGGCCGATGCAGCAGCCTGCGGCACATAGGTGTTTTGCACCACCTGAGCGTAGGTCGCGGCGGCCTGAGCCTGATCGCGAGCAGTGTAGATTTGCTGCTCTTCTGTCAGACCCATCGGGTAGTAGCTGATGATGACCACGCGATCATCGGCCGCACACGCATTGCCCAGTGTGATGGTTGGTGGCGTCAAGCTGACGGTGTATTCCTCGGTGGGAATCAGCATCACGCCATTGACCACAACACTCACCGTGTTGACGGTGCGAGCCTCTAGCGCCTGACTGTTGATGTCGTTGCCAGTAAACGCGGTCTGCCCAGCAGTTGCGACATATTGATACTGCTTGATGAAGCCCTGGTTGTAAGGAACAGCGTTGACCCACGCACCGCTCATGTAAATCTTGAGGATGCTGGTGTTCGGGTCATACCACATCTGACCAGACTGAGGGCTTGCTGGCGCTGTAGTTCCAACGTGGATCAAGCCAGACACGGTGTTGACTGCGGCAGCCGCATTGGTGGCGCTGGTTGCAGCAGAGGTCGCCGAGTTGGCTGCGTTCGTTGCACTTGTGGCTGCGTTGGTCGCGCTCGTTGCTGCGGCGCTGGCCGAGTTTGCGGCGTTTGTCGCCTGCGTGGTGGCGGCAGACGCCTGATTGCTTGACGTGGTCGCAGAAGTCGCTGCGTTTGTCTCGCTTGTCGCGGCAGCAGTAGCGCTTGCGGCGGCGGCATTCTTGCTGGCCAATGCAGCTGCTGCGCTTGCGGCGCTGTTGGCCTCTGCGTTTCCAATGTTGGTGGCGCTTGTGGCCGCTGCGGTCGCGCTACTTGCTGCGGCAGATGCAGAGCTTGCCGCCGCAGTCTGGCTCGCGGCCGCTGCGGTCGCGGAGTTGGCAGCATTGTTTGCCGCTTGTGTTGCAGCGTAATTCGGACGCTCCCAAGTTGCCCCGTTGTAGAAGCGGATGTCTTGGGTCGTGCTGTTGTAATAGAGAGTGCCAGCAACGAGTGCGTTGCCGTCATTGTCCAGCGTCGGGTCTGCTGTCTTGGAGCCAAGGAAGCGGTCGTCGAAGTTGTCGAACAGGTTTTCGACGGCCGTCTTGGATGCCAAAGCGCTGGATGCGCTGGACGCTGCGCTGGTGGCAGAGCTTGCCGCGCTTGTTGCTGAAGCGGCGGCCTGGCTCACCTGATTGTTCAAGCTGTTGAGCGAGTTCTGCGCAGAGGTCGCACTGGTGGCGGCAGCAGTAGCACTGTTTGCCGCTTGCGTTGCGCTGTTGGCGCTGGCTGTGGCTGAGTTGGCGCTGTTGGTGGCGCTCGTCGCAGCACTTGTTGCCTGTGTGGTCGCGGTAGTTGCGCTTGTTGCAGCACCAGTTGCACTGTTGGCGGCATTGGTCGCGCTGGTCGCGGCGTCTTGGCTGTATTTCTTCGCCCCGTAACCCTGGCCAACAACGACCTCGGCGCTTGTCTTGGTTGCCCAGTCCTGGCTCAGCGTTGCGCTGGTGGCCGCTGCGGATTGGCTTGACGCGGCGGCGGTGGCCGACGCGGCAGCAGCAGTCTGACTTGCGGCAGCAGCCGCAGCAGAGGCTGAGCTGTTGGTGACTGCGGTATTGATCGCAGTGCCATCGACAATGATGCCCCACTTGGTTGCATCAAAAGTGCTGGTGCTGGTGTGAGCCTCTTTGGCGTAGTAGAAGCTGTTGTTGTATGTGATGAAGTCGCTTGCCGCGTATGCGGTGCTGGCAGCCCATGCTCCGCGCTGGCGGAAGATGTAGCTGCCTGTGTCGCGCCAGCCAGCATTGGGGTCTACATATAGACCGCTGCGGATTTGCAGCTTTTGATCTGGCTGAAGAATACGCAGTTGAATGAACGTCTGATTGATCGCGCCAGTGTTGTCAAACACCTGGTCGAGCAATTCGGGAATAGTGAGAACACCACGCTCGCAGGCTTCCAGGTAATCGTCAAGAATATGACGACCAGTCTTTGCTGAATCAAAGACTAGCTGTTCGCCTACTGGCCTTGTGATGTCTGGGCCGCTATGCGTGTATTGAGTCACTTGTTACTCCAATCCCATTGCTTTCATCAACTCGATGATCTTGAGTTTGGTGATTCGATGATCTTGGTTGGTGTTGATGGTGTTCTCCATAGAGGAAAGACGCGCTTGTGTTTCCAGTTGCACGTCTTTGCTCTGCTGGCGAAGCCACTTTATTTCTTCAAGAGAGCTTTGAATTTGAGGCAGCACTTCTGCCAAAAGCTCGCCAAGCCTTGCTTCAATGTAGTCACGAATGAGTGGATCAATGTTGCCTCCTATGGCGGTTGAGTCAAGTCCAGGTCTGATCGGCATTTCTTACTCCTACGCAGCTTGCCGCATCGGGATCAGGTTGCCCTTCTCCACTTCACGGCTGAGTTGTTCTTGCGGCATCACGTTTGCGCCACGCATCTTTTCCATCAACGACAGTTGCTGGCTTGGCGTCATGCCCTGCTTGCGCTCTTCTTCGCTGATCTTGAACTGGTCAAGGTCAGACAAGCCCATTGCGCGGATTGCTTCTTCAACCATCTTGCCCGCCTTGTATTCCATCTGTAGGCCAGATTGGTTGAGGATTTGCAGGATGTTCATCCACGTCTCTGGGCTGCGCGTAGGTTCTACTGGCAACGTGCCATCGACGATCAGGTAATCGATGTTGCCCTGCAAATCATTGACGTTGAAGTCGATGTAGCCATCTTTGACCACATCGGCCAACAAGCCAGGTGTGTCTGCCTTGTCCATGCGGATTGCGCCGCTGTATTCAAGTGCATCTTGAATGTTTGAGAGCATCATGCGAACCAGCGGACGCATGGTGGTTGCAGACATCACGCGAGCCAACACACCGAGGCGTTGACTGCCCATCTGGCTCAGGCGTTGAATCTCAGTTGCTGTGCGCACGCCGTCAACTGTCGGCATGCCTTGCTGCGCATCGCTTGCTGCTGAGAGCCGCTGCTTCAACTCGTGCATTTGTGCGATGTCGTTCCAATGACCTTTGGTGACATCGGGCACGTTGGCAATGTAGACGCCATCCCCTGGCTTTGTGCCAGGGAGTGTGCGCACCACGCCCCACGGATTGCGGTCAATCAAATCTGGAATGGAGACCTGCGTTGGGTCTACGAAGATCAGATTCGATAGCGCGGCTTGGACGTTGTCGATGCGACTGCGCAGCAGCCAAGTGGCGATGTCGTGCAGAGGCAGCAAGAGATCGTAGAGCGATTGGCTGAACGTCTTGTGCTTGTCGAAGAACAGACCGCCCAACACGGTTGGGAATTGTCGGCCGTATGGATTGAGCTGGAAGCGCAGGCAGACTTGCTCGTCGATGATTGCAACGATCAACCAAATCTGATCGATGCTCGGCACGCCGATCTCGTATCCAGACATGCGAATCCATGCCTCGTCCAAAACGCGAGCGCTGTCTAAGCTGAAGCGATAGTTGCCAGTGGACTCGTGCGGGTCTTGCGGGTTGATCGATAGACCCTTGCCCTCTTCGCGTGCCCACTCGTGCGCTTCCCACGAATGATTACGAGCAACCTTGCGGTGGCGACGCAGTGCTGGGTATTTCTGAAACTTCGGATACAGACCGCTTGCAAGAATCTGATTGGTGGACTGGTAGTCAACAAAGCAGATGTATTGCATTTTTTCCCAGTCACCCCAAGACACGCGTGGGTCTGGGAAGACTCGGCGCGGATCAAAGTTGATGATGTGATTGGTGTTGTCCTTCGGAGACCACACAATTTTTGTGGGCGCGAAGCCGTAGCGGATGCTGTCAAGTGTGAGCTGAGCAATGCGTGCTTCACCTGCCGTGCGACGCATTTGCTGATGCAAGAGTCGTTCGAGAATTGCTGAGACCTTGCGGCTCTTGCGGTCAAGACCTTCAAGCTGGAACATGGGATTGCGCCCAGTCAGCGCAGCCATCATGTAAGTGAGGACGGTGTCGCTGATTGCGCGTGTGTCGGCAATGACAGCTTTTTCGCGGAACTTGGTTGCGTCTGGAGGAACCCACACATCATGTGCGCGGTCTGCCTCCTGCCAATGCTGATAGCGGCGGGAAATGCGTGAGTGCGACATCTTTAGGATGGCACGCACATAGTCAACGATGCGGTTCTCTTGCTCTTCACTGAGCAAGTCGCTGATGTCTTGATAGTTCATCAGCGGCTCGATCAGGTTCGAGAGATCAACGACTACATCATTGGGTGTTGTGGATTCATTTTTATACCAGGACATCCCAATCTCTCTGAGTAGGTGTTGTCATGGATTTTGGACTTAACACGCGTTCGTATCGTCCTATTCTCCCCACCCAGCAATTCCAGAAGAAAGTTTTTTGGAGTGGATGTTCTGTGCGCTCATGGAGTCAAAGATTTTCCTGTTGAGCGACAGGCTGGCATCAAACGCTCCGTTCAGGGCGTCGTCGTTTGGCAAGACAACACGAGAGAGAATGTCCACCGCCATGACCAGGGCATCAACCTGGTCGTCGTGCTTGCTGCTTGGGAACTGCTGCATCTCAGTCATAAAGTCGTCCAGCCACGGGGCAGTCTGCGGCAAATAGACTCGCCCACCCTCAATGATCGGCGTGACAGAGTTGGCGCGGCTGACCTTGTCTCCAGGCGGCAGCTTGTAAGGAATGATGGCAATCCCAGACTCCATGCGCAGTTCTTGGATCAGAGACTGGCCGCTGGCCTTGTCTTCAACGTAGAGGCCACGCAGGCCACGACCGCGCCATTTGGTGTTGACCTGGGTCGAGATGCGCTTGAGTTCTGGGAAGTTGTATTTGCCACGGATGACATCGAGGATGTAGATGTCTCCTGTGTAAGACACACCAGCCACGAGAAGGACTGAGTAGTCGGCTGACTCGGTTTTCTTGAAAGCCGTGTCGGACGTGATGATGAGCGAGTGAAAGCGCTCTGGCAGCTCGTCCCAGAAGCGCCACCATCCACTCTTGATGACGTTACCGCCAGCAACGTAGGGCGACTGCATATAAAGAGAGGCGAACTCTCTTGGGTTCATGCGCTCGATACGCTCCAGCTCTTCTAGTGGGAAGCGCTCTGGCCACAGGGCGGTGGTGGTCTCAATGTTCTTGAAGCGGCGACTCTCGGTGATCGTCGAGAGCATGAATGAGGGTGGTAGGTATTCGGGGTCGTCCTCTGGCAGTTCCTTGCGGCTGACCTTGCGGACGTGTGTCTTGCGGGCCTCAAAGTTGACGTGCATCCACTCGCCACGCTTCCATTCCTCCGTCTCCATGATGCGGCCAGCCAGGTCGTCGGGATGCCAGCGCGTGAGGATCACGATCTCAAGCGCGGGCTGGCGATCTCTGTCTGGTTGCTTACGGGTGAGCAGCGCAGAGACGTAGTAAGACCAAACCGTGTTGCGGACGGTGGGAGACTCCGCTTCCTGACGGGCTTTGATTGGGTCGTCCACGATCAGCAGGTTTGCGCCACGACCCGTCGTCGTGCCGCCGAGGCCAACGCCGTAATAGACACCGCCGACGGTTGTCTTCCAGACGTCTACGGCGCGTGACTCCTCGGATAGTGTGAACTCTGGGAACGACTGCTTGATGACGGAACTGCGCGTGTATTCGCGCACGTTGCGGCCGAATGTCTTGGCCAGTTCGGCGTTGTATGAAACAGACATGATCTCGCGGTAGGCTTTGCGAGCGATGTAGTAGGAGGGAAAGAGTTCCGTGGCAAATGTCGATTTACCGTGACGCGGCGGCATGTTGACCAGGATGCGGCGCACCTTCTTGCCGTGGTCGTTGTAAAGCTCGTCGCGCTCAGCGCGATCCAGAATCTCGATCAGCTCGCGCTGGAAGTCTGGGATCACAATCCCAGGGCGCATGGCTTTGACGTAGCCCATGAAACTCTCGCTTGCCTCGCGGACTGTCAGGAGGCGCTGGGCAACTTCCGCCAAGTCATATTCATTGCTCATCGCCAGTCTCCTTGGGTTCTACGTCGATTACCTCGCCAGACTTCTTCTTCTCGCTCATGGCGTCGCGGATGATGCCCTCAAGCTCTTCGCGTGTGAGGTCGTCGAGCTTCTTCTTCTGCACTGAGACCTCGCTGTAAGAATGGTGCAAGTCTGGGACGACCTTGTTTAGTAGCACGGAGAAGACACGCACCTGGGCGTTTGTCCAAACCTCCGTTCCCTCAAGCACTTGTTGTGCGCGGCCCACGTTGTCTTCCACCACGTCCATGATGCGGCGGCGAAAAGCCTGCACGTCCTGCGGGGTGACGGGCATCTTCCTGGCGCGAGCCAACTCTTTGCGGCCTTCTTCCAGCGTGCGCTGCTTGGCGGCTGCCGCCGATGCTAGGCCAGCCAGCCGATTGGCCTGCTGTTGCACAACCCGCGACTCGGGATCGTTGTATGTGTGCATGCCGCGAGCGTTGCCTGCGCGGTTCAGGAGCTTTTCGTTGTCACTCATAGAAGACCTTGGTTTTGAAAAATTGCTGCGAATTTTTGGAGTGCTGGGGATCACAGATCAGGCGCGCGTCGGCGGGTCGGCCCCCACCGCCCCCCTCGCCGCCGTCACGCGCGAGCGTCGCGACACGCGTCTGCCAACTTTCACCGTAAGGTGTTGATTCGTAAGGGATTGCATCACCCTGATAGGGTGATGTGCTTCCTGCGCGACACACGCGTGTTTGCGGTGCGCGCTGAAAGGTCGGCAGTCTAAGCCTCCCTATAGGGGAAAAGTCCGTCATGTCTCGCATACGCGAAGGTTATGCGCAGGAGGCAACGGTGTCGTCCCCCCTAAAGGGGGAAGGGGGGAATTTGGTCGCTGATTTTGCTTCAGCGCCCCACGCACGGGATGTGCGGATGCTCTCACACAGGAGAAAACCATGAGCATCAATCTCACCCTCGCGTCCGTGAAGGACATCGCCCAAGCCGTGACCCAAGGTCACATCACCCGCGAGCAGGCGCTCGCACGTTGCGACTCTGTCATCGCACGCGAGCCTGCGGACTCCCGCAAGGCCAAGCGTTGGACTGCCCTGCGCACGCAGATCGTGGGCGGCGGTGCGGTCTCGCACGAGACAGCGTTCGCAGTCGCCTACAGCGACATCGCACGCAAGCCTGCGACCCCCAAGGTCGCCGTGCCTAGCGCGTCTGCGCTCGGCCGCATGAAGAAGGCCGACCTCGTCGCCGCCTTGCTCGCACTCGCCAGCAAGTAAGCCTCGCCCGCACGTCATCAGCCCGCACACGCGGGCTTTTGGCGTTTGTGGCAATCCCGTCACGCATACATGAACAGGAGGTTCGTATGGCACTCACGCCTATGCAATTCAAATCCGTGCGAGGGCATCGCACATACACGGCAAATCCCGTGGCAACGCAAGACACACCCGACCACGAGCCGATGGTCTGGGCATGGCAAGTCTTCGGCAACGACGGCTCACGCGCCCTCGTGACCACGCAAGACATCGACGACTTCGTCGATGACCTCAACGCGCACGGCATCTCACTCGCCTAAGGAGACACACATGAACGACCACTCACTCTGGCAAGACCTCGTCAAGTGCGAGCAGTCACGCGCCATGCTCAACCACAAGGACTGCCCACGCTACATGCGGTGCAACGCGCCCAAGTGTCCTGCGGCGGCCAACTACAAGACAGCCACACGCCTGCAAGGCGAGCCTGTCTGCTTCTACTTCACCGCTGCGCTGCTGCGCCCGAAGGCCAAGTGATGCGCAAGCAGATGACGCTTGACCTGCCCGACCCGATCTCGCACGAGCAGGCCATGCAAGACAGGGACGACGCACGCACGGTCTTCCGCAAGGATGGATTCGCCGCGTGTGTCTACTTCCTACGACACCGAGGTTGGTTGTGGCCACGCGCCTTAGTCGTGGCAGCGCACTACATGCAGGAGGAATCATGCGCAAAGTCTTCTCAACGGTAGTCACGGGCGTGTTCCTGCTCGTGTTCGGCATTGGCATGGCCGTTGTCATGCTCGACTGGATGGGTGGGTGTGGCGAGACCTACGTCAACGCTCAGGGGCAACGCATCCCTGGCGAATGTGTTGGTCGTGACATCGTGTCTGACCTGTTCGCACGGAGGTGACACATGGGACTCGATCAATACGCGTTTGCTGTCCCGTGTGATGATGCCAAGGGCTTGCCAGACGTGGAGGCCAAGATGCCTGACACGGCTGAGAAGGTGTGGCAATGGCGCAAGCACGCCAACTTGCATGGGTGGATGGAGCATCTGTATCGCACACGAGGCGGCGGCGGTGACTTCAACTGCCAGACGGTGCGCTTGGCATTGCATGACCTAGACCAGCTCGAACTGGACATCATCAGCCACGCCCTCCCCTATACGGAGGGCTTCTTCTTCGGTGAGTCCTCGCCAGAGGATGACGCCGACACGCTGGCGTTCGTCAAGGCTGCGCGGCAGCGCATCCAAGACAACTGCGTCATCTACTACGACTCATGGTGGTGACTCATGCCACCCAAACCACAGCCCGCGCAAGCGGGCTTTTTTTTTCCACCAACCGCTCGAAAGGAGCAACCATGACTGCAAAGAAACCCATCAACATGCTATCGACCGAACTCGTTGAAGCTGCGTCCGCAGCCAAGACGACAGGCGACGACGCCACATTCCTCGCTGTCTTGGCGGAACTCAAACGCCGCGTCGAGAAGGGTGGCACGCGCTTCGCCAAGAAGGCATTGAAGTTGGTCGAGGGCATGACCCCACCCGTGGCAGCGCCCACCATCGTGGTCGAGACCCCGCCTACGGCGGTCTCGACGGCAACGCCTGTGCCTGCCCCTGCGATGTCGTTCATCGCCCCTGCTCCCGCCCGTGTGCGCAAGCCCACGATAGTCTGACACATCGTGTCACCGATGTGATACTTCGTGTATCATAGACGTGACATTATGTGTTCCACATGAAACATACGAAAGGAACCACATGACACGACGCTTATCAGCGTTGCGCTGGAAGGTATGGCTCAACATGGAATCCGCATCCGAGCGACGCAAGTCGATGCGTGCGTGGCTCCATGAGATGAGCGCAGACGAGGACTTGGAGGCGCTCGCCGTCAAATACCTCGTCCAACAAGGCACGTCAGGTCGCAAGACATGGCGTGGCCTGATCGACTCGATGACCATGAGTGACTTGGTCTCGTGTCTTTGCATGGTCGGCTCACTCAAGCCGTTGCTCACACACGCAACCGATACCACGCAAACCATCGCTTCATCCATCGGCATCGCTGACTCGCAGGGCGCAATCAACCTTGAGTTGCGCTACATGCCATCACACAAAGTCGATGACCTCGTCATTTCGGAGATCACAAACATGAACATGGAACAAACATTCAAGGATGACATCCTGCCTGTCGCTCAGGCGATGTTCTCTGGCGCGTCAGACTCATTCGGCAACGACGTATCCACGCCAGTCAATGCCTGTCTCGTTGCGGCCAAGGCGCACAGCTTCATGGATGTCTCATCGCGTGATGCGATGTTGGCTTACATCGAACTCAACGCAATCGCAGGCCAAATCGACACCCACTTTGCAGGCGTGACATCAGCGTCTGCCCGTGCCGTTGCCGAGGCAATGGGCGAAACAGATTCATCAACCATCACTACGGAGGAACCCGCACACATGTCCGCAACTACCGCCACCGCACCCACCATCACCATCGACCCCAACCTGAGCAAAGCCATCGACGCATTGCTTGGCCCCGCAACTGGGGGCAAGTTCGCCACGCTCTCAGACATGGTGCGTCAGATGGGCGAGGCAACCACCGCAGCTGCCGATGCGCAGCGCAAGGCCACCGAGCTTGCCTCTCGCTTGGCCAAGACACCGAGCGTTCCGATGCCGACCACCATCCCAGGTGACGGCAAGCTACCCAACGGCAAGATCGAGATGGTGCGTGCCATCGATGTCTTCAGCGGGCCTCGTGGCAAGAAAGCCAAGGCGCTTGAGTTCGAGATTCCCAAGTTCGTATGGGATGCACCTCACCCGCTTGTGCCTACGATTGACCCCAACTACAAGTTCCGTCTCAAGCACTTGCTCAAGGTGCTGTGGGCGTTGAGCAACCGCCAGAACATCTGGCTTTACGGTCACTCTGGCACGGGCAAGACCACGCTGATCGAACAGATCGCCGCCTATCTGCAATGGCCTGTCATGCGCATCAACTTGGACTCAGGCATTGAGCGTTCTGACATCGTCGGTCACACGGGTCTTGTCTCCGAGGCAGGCACTACCGTATCCAAGTTCATCGAGGGTATCGCTCCCAAGGCGATGGCGCAGGGTGCAATCCTGCTCGTTGACGAGTGCGACTACGGCCGACCCGACGTGATGTATGCGATTCAGCGCGTCTTGGAACACAAGGGTTTGCTCTTGACTGAAGACAACGCTCGTGTCGTGACGCCTCACCCCTACTTCCGCATCGTTGCCACCGCCAACACGCGTGGTCAGGGCGATGAGTTCGGTGTCTACCCTGGCGCACGGGTGCAGTCGATTGCGTTCCGTAACCGCTTCAACGTGTGGGTTGAGGTCGAGTATCTCGACGAGGCTGAAGAGCAACAGCTTCTGCTCGACAACTACCCGACCATCGACAAGAACGATGCAGGCTTGTTCGTCAAGCTCGCCAACGAGATTCGCACGGCGTTCAAGGGTGGCGAGATCATGGAGACTGCCTCGCCTCGTGACCTGCTTGCGTTAGGCCACATGTTCGTGGACTTCCACTCTCTCATCGGTGACCGCAAGGCCGCCGTCGAGCTTGCGATTGACACCGTCATCGTGAGCAAGGTGACGGGCGACGCGCAAGCCAAGGTGCGTGAGATTTACAAACGTGTCTTCGCATAAGGAGGAGTTATGCCAGCAACACTTACCTTCGAGGACGGTGTGGTGCGCTTGAGTGGAGTCGCTGATGACAGCGATGACTTCAAGCTCGCAGCAGCCATCCAACTGGCGCTGTCTTCGCCGAACTACGTCAACCTGACGTTCGAGTTCGCAAGCATCTTCGCCAACTACAAGCCGTCGATGACCGACGTTGCGAGCAACACGCAACAGGAACTCACCGATCAACTCAACCAACTCAAGGAGAAGCCATGAGCCTAGCGCATCGAGCGATGGACACTCGCTCATTCGAGGATGCAACCGCATCCACCGCACGCACGCTTTCCCGTGACCACAAGATTGAGGTTGTCTTCGCAGGCGAGATGGCCTGCACGAACAACGCTCAGATCATCCTGCCCAAGCTGCCTGACAACAAGACATTGTCCAAGGAGCAGGTTGCGATTGGCAGGGGTTACGTTGACCACGAGATCGGCCACAAGCTGATGACTGACTTCGCATACGGCGAGAAGAACAAGGCTGTCTTCATGTCCGACCCGCTCGTCAAAGCGTTGAGCAATGCGATGGAGGATGTGCGCATCGAGCGTGGTCTTGGCGACCTCTACCCAGGTATGCCTGAGAACATCGTGTCCACGGC